GCAGGAGCTCGATGAACCCGCGGAACTCGCTGTACACCGCCTCGGCGCCCTTCGTGCTGGTCCCCGTGTCGAGGCCATCCCGGGTCTGGATCGCGTCCCGGAACTGGCGCGCGCTCGCCAGCAGCGGTCGCAGCACCTCGAGCGTGGCGGCGTCGAGCGACCCCGCCCGCGTGAGGATCCCGGTGGGGACGAAGATCCCGCCCCGCGCCTGGTACTTCTCCGGGATGTGCTTCTCGAGGGCCCGCGAGACTTCCATCTCGAAGCCGGCGGGGTCACCCTGGCCCGGCGCCCGGACCTCGACCGCCTGCATGATCGCGGCCCGGAGCGAGTAGTTGCGGGCCTCCTGGTCCGTGAGGCCGAGCAGGTTGCGGGTGCTCTGGGCGGGCGCCGTCGTCGGCTTCGGCGGGTTGGCCGCGCGCTCGGTCACGATCTCGCGCGCCGCGTCGGCGAACGACGTACCCTCGCTGATCCACTTCTCGACCCGCGCCTCGGGCAGGGCGTGCGCCTTGCCCAGGTTGCGGAGATGCTGCGTCCGGGTGCGTTCCTCGCTCCGGATCACCTCCACGCTCGGCACGGGCACCGCCGGCGCCGGCGTGCCACCATCCGTCCGACCGGCCGGGCCGGCCTTGGGATCTTCCGCCATGTGCTCCCCCCTGGCCGCATCGGCCGGTTGGTTGCGCGCCGGGTCATTCGCCACGGCGCTCCGTCCCACGCCGACCGCGAGGTCGGCCGGGATCACTTCCCAGGATGCTTCGAGCGGCTCCCAGTCGATGAACCGCCACGTCTCGACGTTGTCCTCATCCACCGCCTCGAGCTGCGCCGCGTGGACGCGGTAGCCGATCGACGTCGTCGACCGGATCCCGTCGAGCACGTCGGCCTGCACCTCCTGCGCGAACCCGTTGCGCGAGAACTTGGGCACGGCGCGGAGGACGCGGTCCGGGTCGACCGCGCCCTCGGTCCACTTGCCGGCGAGCCGGGTCCGCTCGTGTTCGGCGAGCATCGCCATGCCCCGCGCGACCCGCGCGAGTCGCACGCTGCCGACCCCGTGGTCGAGGATCTCGATCCAGTCCGGACCCCACCAGCCACGCCGGCGGACCGGCGTCTCCGAGGAGAGCGCGACGCGGCCGAGGTCGGCGACGCTCGCGAACTCAGCCTCGCCGGTCCCCTTGTCCGGGTCCTTCTCCTGCCCCGGCTCCTTCTCCTCGTCCCCCTGGCGCGCGCCGGTGCGGACGTCAGCGGCCGGTGCCGCGGTCCGCCGCGGGAGGCGCTCGTGCTCGCACTGATAGAACACCAGGCCCCGATCGTCCCCGCCGGCGTTCCGCTCGGCGATCTTCGCGGCCATCTCCCGCTCGCGTCGCGCCTTGTACGCGGGATCCAGCGGCTTACGCTCCGCCATCGTTCCCTCCTGTGCCGGCGGCGCCGCCGCCGCTCGTGTCGTCGGTCTCGTCGATCGGGCGGCCCGCGAGGTCGGTCTCGAGCTTGAGGCCCAACGACTCCGCGAGCTGCTTCTCCGCCCGGAGCTCCTGGAACACTTCCTCGATATCGACGCCACGCGCGGCGGCCGCCCGGGTGCGGGAGCTGAGGCCGGCGCGGATCGCGAGGATATCGGTCTGCACGTCCTTGAGCGGATCGACCCACGGCCAGCCGCGCGGCTGGAACGTGAACCGCTCCGGATCCATCGCCTCGAGGTCGTCGGGCGGGAGGTGGCCCATGCTGACGGCCCACGTGAGCCAGCGGGGGAACAGCCGGGCATGGAGGGCGTCGATCAGCTCGGCCTGGTCGACCTGGTAGCGGTCCCGCTCGGCCAGGGTCCCGCTCCGGAGGCTCGAGAAGTTCACGCCCTCGAGGTCGTTCGCGAGTGTGTTGTACGCGACGGCCAGCCCCGACGCGACCGACCGCAGCATGGACTTGACGAACGCCGCGTACTGCGAGCTCGGATGCGTCGGCGCCCAGCTCGTGACCTTCCAGCCCAGCGGGAGCACGCCGAACTGGCCGGGCTCGCCTTCCGAGAACACGCGGTCCTCGATCTCGGCGTGCCCGGTGCGCGGGTCCGGCAGGCTCGCCGTGGTCGGGTCGCGCTCGTAGAACCCCATCCGGATGGCGTTCGACCGCGCCGTCGTGACCTCGGCCTCCTCGTAGCCGGCCGTCATCTTCGCCGCGACGAGCGCCGAGAGGAGGCGCGGGAGCCCGCGGCTCTGGCCGGCGCGCGCGGGCTCGTACCAGTGGAGGATCTCCCCCGCCGGCACGCGCTGGCGCTCCTGGGCGTGCCACAGATCGTTGGGGTGGCTCGTGTAGAGGTGGTACGCGACCGGCTGGCCCCAGGCATTCACCTCGACGCCGCCCCGGATCTCGTGCTGACGCGGGCCGCCCGGCACGTTCAGTCGGTCGTCGAGCTGGTCCGGATCCAACGCCTGCAGTGCGAACCCGTACGCGTTCGGGAACCCCTCGACCATGCGGAGGAGCGCCTCGCCGTCCCGCGCCCACGTCTTGACGAACACGCGCTCGTGGGTCGGGAAACTCCACTTGCCCGCGACGTCACAGAGGTCGGGCCGCGTCCAGCGGAACCAGGCCCGCTCGATCCGGCGATTCCGCTCGAGGTCCGGGATCTCGGTCCCGCTGGCGTCGCGCTTCGTGAGCTGCACGCGGAGCCGGACGCCCTGAGCGCCGACGATCTGTTCCTCCGCAAGCCGGCCCCAGCGGGCGGCCGGGCCCCACGTGCCGACCAGCTCCCGCGACGCGCGCCGGGCGCGCCGAAGATCGCGGAGGACTTCCTTGTCGACCGACTCGATCGGCCGCATGATCCAGTCCTGCCAGAGCCGGCCCATGCGGCCGGCGCCCTGGGCGCCCGCCAGCGCGCCCGCGAGCTCGTCGGTGATCTGGACGCGGGCGAACGCGGGCGCGAGCGGGCCCGCCAGGAGCCCGGCGACCGTGGCCGTGAGGAGGCGCAGCTCAGAGCGGATCACGGGATCCCACCGCTTGAATGAGGGCGCCGCCGAGCTCGATCCGGAGCCCCTCGGCGTAGAGGTTGCGGAGTCGGTAGAGCTCGGCGATCGGGATCCGCGTGATCTGGGTCCCGTCGATCGTCACGTTCTCCCGGTCCTGGGGCAGCCGGCCCTCGAGGCGGGCCGTGACGAGCTCGTACATCTCTTCGTTGTGGGAGCGCCGCGGCGTCGTGGTCGTCGCCGGATCCCGGCGGACCAGGAGGCCGGCGCGCCAGACCCGATGCCGGGCGGTGACGACGTCGTCCCCGTCCCGGGTCTCGACAAAGCCGTGCAGCTGGTAGGCGCCGGCGGGGAGGTCTTTGGTGGCCGCCGGGCCGATGGTGACGAGCCAGCCGCCGCCGTCCTCGGCGACGCCCGTGATCCCATCGGTGAGCTTGCCCGGGCCCTCGAGGTAGTAGGCGAGGAGCCAATCGTCGGCACTCGAGTAGCCGTCAACCGTGCGCCGCCATTGCCAGGTGTCGCCAGCGGTGACGCGCGAGGGCTCGACCGTGGGGATCGTGTCGGCTGGCAGGCTCCGGGCTCCGGGTGGGAACCAAAAACGGCGGGCCTGCACCTCAATGGGAGGACAGGCCCGGCCGTTTGGTTGTGCCCTGCACTACGTCTGGGGCGAACCTAGTAGCACCCCGCCCTGGTTGTCAACATCAGGGGGCGGGCTCGGCCCGCTGATAGTGCTTCGCGTAGACGATATACCGGGTCCCGCAGCGGTCGCATTGGACCCGCTCGATCGGGCGTTCCGGGTTCTCCTCGACCCAGCGGTCCCGCTCCCACACGAACAGGCGGCGGGGCTCGATCCGCTCACAGGACGGGCAGCGGGACGCGAGGCGCAACATGAGCGGTCCAGTCATTGACCCGTCCCGCTCACATCCGAGTCGAGCTCTTCAATGAGCCGCAGCACCACTGTCCCTGACCGCACGAGGCAAAGGGCGTCCGCAATGCCTGTCAACCAGACCTGGAGCTCAATGTGCGTTTGGTAGCCGACGCCCAGAAGCTTGCTAAGGTCGGTGAGCGCGTGGGTCCCGGGAAGGTCCCAGCGGTGGTACGAGATGAGATCTCCCAGCGTCTGAATCTTCGAACGCCCAAGGACGTTGAGAACGCGTAGGGACAGGGATGTGTCGCTCAGCCTCATTTGTAGAACGTCGGCACCACTGGCCTCGATGGTCACCAACGCGCTGACTACCCTCCGGTCCGTAACTATCATCGATTCCACCCTCCGACAAAGCCGCCGCCGCCGCGGCGGGGCGGGCGTGGTGACGTGGGACGCTCGGCCGCGGGTTGGCCGGTGAGTGCCTCGGCGAAGCGGCCGAGCTGCTGCGTGACGGCTGGCCCCAACGCGTGCAACGCGGCCAGGTTCCCGACCCAGAGATCGAGCGCTTCGTTGCGCGTGCGGATCGGCTCGTAGATCCGGCGGAGCTTGCCGCGGCGCCACCGCCGGCGGACGCGCTCCGCGGTGAGCTCGAGCAGGTAGTCGTGCGCGATCCAGGTCGGGAGGTGCACGTACCCGGGCCCGGCCTCGGCCAGGCGGAGCCGCGAGAACAGGAGGTCCTTCGCGGCGAGGGTCCCGATCGACCAGAGGAGAATCCCGTCTTTGCGCGGCGCCTGGGGGCGCACCGCGAGCGGGAACCCGTCCTCGCCGCGGCCCTTGCTCGCCCAGATGCGGCGGCCTTGCAGCGGCCGCACGAACCGGTAGACGGATTCCGCCTGATAGCCCGAGTCGATCATGGCCGACTGGATCGTGAGCGTGCTCCCGGAGGCGTGCGCGTACGGGCGCGTGAGCACGTCGCGGAGTCGTTTCCAGACCCACGCGCCGGCGTCGTCCTGCTGCTCGAGCGGGCCGGCGCCGAGCTTGCCGGGATCGCCGAGCAGCTCGACGTGCCAGACGAGCCACGTCTCTTCTCCGTCGCCCCAGCCGACGACATCGACCTCGATCCGGTCGGCCTGGACGTCCGCGGCCGCGGTGAGCAGCCCGGCGCGGGTCGGCACTACCGGTTGCTCCGCATCCGAAAACGGCTCGAGTCGCTCGGTGAGGGTCACGCTGTCGACGCGGCTCCCCGCCTCCTCGTACGTCTCGGCGAAGATCGTATTCACGACGGCCTGCAGCTTGAGCGGGTTCCCTTGGGCCTCGAGCCACTCGTGCACGAGGTCCTCCCAGGAGATCAGGAGGGAGATCCACGCCGGCACGTGGAACGACGCGATCCGCCGCCCCGGTTGCGCCGCGATCCAGCGGCCGCCGCGGACGAGCTCGATCTTCGCGGCCTCGTCGATCAACGCGCCGCACCGTTCGCACGCGAACCGGACCGTCTGCGGCCGGCGCTCCTCCCAGGTGAAGTGCTTGAACTCCACCGTCTGTGCATGCCCACACTTCCGCTCGAGGCAGCGGACGACCCAGCGGCGTTGATCGCCGCGCTCGTACGCCGGCTCGATCCGCGACACGCCGGCCCGGCCGGGCGAGCTCACGCGGATCAGGGTCCGATCGACGAACGTCCGGGAGCGGGCGCGGAGGATCTCGACGGGGTCGCCCTCGCCGCCGACGTCGCCCTTCATGCGGTCCTCTTCGTCGACGATGAGGAGGCTCGCCGGCCGCTGCGCGAGCTCGACCGCGGAGGACGCCCAGCCGAGGGAGATCGTCCCGCCCGTGTATTCCTTGCGGAACGTGGTGTTCGCGGAGTCGCGCGACTTCTTCGTGCTCACCTTCTCCCGCACCGTCGGCGTGTGTTCGATCAGGCGATCGAGCCGGTCGCGGCTCCACGTCTCGGCCGCGTTCTCTGTCGGGAGGACGATCACGATCGGGCTCGGCCGGAGGTCGACCGACCAGCCGACGAGGTTGAGCTCGACCTCCGTCTTCCCGACCTGGCTCGCCCCCATGACGGCGATCTCCTGGTACGCGGGATCCGCCGCCGCGTCCATGATCTCGACCAGGTAGGGCGTGATGCTGTTGCGCCACGGGCCGGGCGCGTCGCCGGTTTCGGACGGGAGGACGCGTCGCTGTTCGGCCCACTCCGAGGGGAGCAGATCCGGCGCCGGCGTGAACGCCCGCCGCACCATGGCGGCGACGTCGCGGCGCGTGGCGCGGACCGACTGCGCCCAGGGGTCAACGGGCTTTCCCGTTCGGGCCCGGGTCCTCGATTTCGTCGGCGACAAGTTGGAGGGTCTCGATCAGCGTCGCGACGAGCGGACGCAGGCGGATGACGGCCTCGCGCCGATTCCGGATCGCGATGACGTCGACGGACCAGGCTTGCGGAATGCGGAGGACCCGCGACTGCAGCCGGCCGACCAGGTCGTACGCAATCGCGAGCGCCTGGTCGCGCGGGAGGAGCTCGTCGCGTTCGCGATCGACGCGCATCTCCGCGCGCTCGGCCTCCGCGCGATCGCGGCGCAGTCTGGGTGATTCGGCGCCGCCGGTAGTCCCAGGATCGCGGCCGGCGTCCAGGTAGGCGATGAAGCGGCCAACGTTCTCAAGGAGGGGGTAACGGTTCCGCCCGGTGCGGACGAGCACGCCCTCGTCGACGAGCTGGCGGATCCGCGCGGGCGTCCGGTTGAGGATCTTCGCGAGCTGCGCCGCCGATACCGTGATCGCGTCAAGTTTCACTGCGCCCCAACGCCGCACGCTCGTCGAGGCTGTACACCTTGACGACGGCTCCGGCCTCCGCGCTGCCCCTGAGGTGCGGAGAACGCCAGTAAGTGCCGACGAGCCGGCCGAACATCGGAGCATCTTCCGTGTAGTGGACCGCGTGCCCACGCACGAGATGGAGCGCCCTCAATTCCTCCGTTGGTCCTGGTGAGGCGATAGACCGCTGGCCACGACCTGCAAGCTCAATGTGCAACACGCGGTATCTGGTAGCCTCCACCGCATCCACCGGCGCCCTTTTGTCTCGTCGCCGGGCCGGCCTGGAAATCTCAGCGGGCGCCGTCGTGATGTTTCTGCAGGAGAGCAGGCCGCAGAACACACGGAATCCGCCGACCGCGCTTCGTAGACAAAGGCCGGTATCTCTCGGACCGATTGATGATTCGACGCGGTTCTGAAACCGGGAGCCCTGGTGCGTCACTGAGATTTCGTATGGCGTCTCGTCTCCGAGTCGGAATGCGCAGACGCCGATCCTCTCTACGAAGGTGCCGGCCGGCCGCGAGATGAAGTAGGACAGCCTGTGACGGCCATCGAGCAGCTCCTCGACAAGCCAGCCAGCCCTAAAGCCCCGCCAACCGATGTCGTATTCCAGCCAGCAACGTGAGAATGGTGGCCGCGTGGAGGTGAATCCCGATTCGATTTTCCTAAGCTGGCTTGGCTCTGTGGTCTCGCAGAAGTCGACGACTCCGTCGATCAGGAAGGGCTCCACCCCACCGCTGAAAAGCGCGCTCGACACGTGTTGCGCGACGACGCGACCGAGCCAGGGGTCATGCTTCACTGGGCTCCCCTTCCCGGTTTGCCCGGGGGATATTCCGGTTTTCTGAAACGCAAACGCAAACGACAAAACGACTTGACTAACTAGCGTTAGAACGCGCCGCGCGGACCTGCGTTACCCGGGTGTGTCGGAAGGACCCGCGCCGGCGTCAATCCCCGCCGCCAGGTGCGACGTGCGCGGATCCGTGCGCCGCGCCCGCGGGGCCGGGATCTCGTCGAAGAGGGAGGCTTGTCCGGGCAGGGGGGCCATGGCGCTACTTCGCCGTCCGGAGCGCGTGCTCCCACGCCTGGCGGTACTCGTCGGCGTAGACCTTGGCCGCGGTCGCCTGAATCGTGGCGACGAACCGCAGCTCCGGCTCGAGCGGCACGGACGCCACCAGGACATAGAGGGGGATCGTCCCGCCGCGCGCCTTCCGGCGGTAGATCACGCCCGTCGTCGCCGTGACCATGACGCGGACCAGGTCGTCCGAGACCTGTGTCCGGTCGTTGACCCGAATCCACTGCCGGCCCGCAATCGCGTCCGCTTTCGCCGGCCGACCGCTCCCGGTACGGCGGAGGGCAGGCAGCGGCACGGCCAAGATGGCCATCCCAGAGCTCGGACCCCCGCCTTGGCGATGCGGCCGTTTCTCGGTCTCGGTCTCGAACTTCCCCAAGATATCGGCCCGGGCCATCCCGCCCGGCGGCTCGAGCCGGAGGACCGCGACGGGGCTGCGCTTGGTGGCCCGCGGCTTGAACTTGACGGCCCGGCTCACGAACTGGCGGTTCCGGACCGTGAAGATCGACTCCATCTGGGCCCGCTGGGCCGCCTGGGCCGCGAGCGCGGTCGCGTTGAGCGCCATGGCCCGGGCGAAGCGCTCCTGGTCCCGGAACAGCGTCCGGATGGCCCGCCCCACGGGCTCGGCGTTCGTGGTCACGTGGACGATCACGGTTTCCCTCCGTTCACGCCCCGGAGCCGTTGGCGCCAGGGATAGGAGATGACCCAGCCGGCGAAGAGGAGCCCGCCGGCGGCCGCCCAGACCGGCCAGCACGCGCCGCCCAGGAGGAGCAGGGCGCTCCGGTGCCGGATCCCGCGGGCGCGCCGATCCACGCGCAACAGGAGCGCCGTGAGGGCGGTCGCCTGGATCGCGCCCAGGGCGTACAGGAGCCCCACCGCGGCCGTCATCGGTGCCCCCGGGCCTGGGCCTCGCGCGCGCCGGCCTCCATGGCGCAGCGCGTACAGAGGTTCTCCCGGTAGAGCCCGCCGTCGTGCACAGGCACGCCGCAGCGGGTGCAGAGGGCGACGGGCGGCTCTGGGACCGGCTTGGCGCGGAACGCGGCCGCGATCCCGGTCCCGACGAGGGCCGGGTCCTCGAGCGTGATGGGCTCCCAGGCGTCCCGGCCACCGAAGTAGCGGAGGAACACGCTGAGCTCGATCTCCCACGCCCGGAGGCCCTCCGGGGTGGCGGGCGTCTCGCCCCGGGCGATCCGGAGCTCGAGCGCGCCCGCCGCGCCGATCCGCCGGAGCGAGACGATGGCGCCGCGCGGGAGCGCGTACCACGCCCAGTGCCCGCGGAGCTCGGCCGCGCGCATCACGAGCTTGGCGAAGAGGTCGGCCAGGCTCCCGCGCCAGATGCGGGACTCAGGGATCGTCCGGCTCTCAGGCATCGGGCGTTGTTTCGGTCCTGGTCGCCGCCAAGAACGCGGCATCGGCGGCCGCATCGAGGAATGCGGGATCGGTCAGGATTCCAGATTGATCCTCTCGGCTCGTGCCGAGCACGACGGCGCGCTGCTGCGGCGTCAGCCAGGGGAATTGCTCACGCCACCCAGAGTCCTCCACCCCATCCCCGAGACACACGCCCAGGTACAGGTCGTAGTCCTCCCCGATGCCGATGTGGGCGTGGTCGCGCAGCCACCGCCATCGGCGCGCGTCCGCCTCCTCGGTCCCGGTCGGCGTAGCGGGCACGCGGGCGAGGAGGCGGAGCGCACGGGGATCGGTGAGACGATCCCGCGCCAGCCCGTCCAGGTGCGCCGCCATCGCCTCGTAGGTCCGGTGCGTCCCGGCCACCTCTGCCGCAACGCCATCGGAAACCGCAGAGCGGAGCAGCGACCACAGTGTGCCCTCGGCGTCGGTGAGACTGGTCGTGGGTTTAGGCATCGGGGGCAATCTCCGTTAGGGTGATGGCGACGCCGTGCGGTTCCACGACGAACTGCCCGGGCAGGCCGGCGAGCACGCAATACGGTGCCCGATCGTCGGTGACCAGGCCGGCGCGGACGAGACAGTCGATCGCCCACTTGCAGCGGGCCAGGGCGTTGTCCTGGTCCATGTGCCGCGGGAGGTAGAGGTCGATCTCGAGCCGGGCCTCCCGGAACGGCTGCGGCCGGCCGCGGAGGGCGGGCTCGGTCACGAGGGCGCGGAGATAGTACGCCTTCCGTTTCCGGTGCCACGTCGCCCAGTGCATCCCCTTGAGGTGATTCGCAAGGTTGGGCGGGAGCGGGAGCCGGACGGTCAGGGTGCGGGCGCTCATACGTCCCGCCAAACGCCGCGCTCGAGGAAGCCATGGCGCGCGCCGAGCCTGATCGAGGGCCTCACGGTGATCGTCCGATCCTCGTGCTCGACGACCGTGTGGAGCGTCAGGCGACCCACACCGGCCCGCGGTAGGTAGATCCACCAGCCGAGCCCACCCCCGGCATCCACGCGCCAGTAGCAGACGCGCGTGTCGTCGAGATCCGTCGGCACGATCGCGCTCGTCCCGTCCGCCAGCCGGACCGCCTGTTCGATCGCGCTCATTGGGGCTGCGGCCCGTGGTGGCGGCGCCAGAGCGTCGCCTCGGCCTGTGCCGACAGCACCGGCCCGGTCGTCTCCCGGAGCTCCTGGTCAAACTCCGGCCCATGCGCCGCGACGACCTGGACGAGCGCGACGTACAGGAGGCAGGGCGTGCCGGCCGCCGTCGTTCCTTTCCAGATGCGGCAGGGGATCCCCTTCACCGGGAGCACGGTCTCGGTGTGCTCGATCGCGATCTTCACAGCCACAGCACCGGCAGGGTGGGGAGCGCCGCGAGTACCATGCGCCAGACCACGTTCAGGGCCCACTGCTCGCCGTAGACGCCGCGCATCCATTTGTACGCTTGGTTGATGCCCTCGGCGAGGAGCACGACCCACCAGGCGCCGACGCCGTGCACACCAGGGATCGCCATGAAGCCGACCACCAGCCACGCGCCCACGGGATGCGCCACGAGCGGCCGCCGCTTGATCCCGTCGAGCCAGCCCCAGAGGCCGGGCTGCACGGGGCCGCCGGAGGGCGACACGAACCAAGACCACTCCGGGACGATCCTCATGTCTCTCCTCGGTTGGGGTCGGGGCAGGTGCAGAGCGCGAGGTCGGTCGCGGTCTCGAGCCCCGCCGTGGCGTACGCGCCGTCCGGCCGTGGCGTCCAGACCGTGAGGCGGGTCGGCACGTGCTGCGGGAGGGGGCGGCCGCAGCGCGGGCACCGCGGCGCCGCCGCGATCTCGGCCGCCTGCTGCGCGCGGAAGACATCAACCAGCTTCCCGCGGACGCTGTTCTTCATGCGGGCGCGTCCTCCTCGCCCGGCCCTTCGAGGTGCCCGATGCACAAGCCCGTGCCCGGGACCTCCTCGTACAGGCACCCGGACGGATGCGTGCAGCAGGCCGTCCCTTCGGTCAGCAGCGGCTCCCGGGCATCGACCATGGCCTGCCGCGCGCGCGCCGGGATCACGTGGCCGAGTCCGTCGCGGATGCCGTCCCTCATGCGCGCCCCCGGGACTCGGCCACGAGCCGGCGTTCCTCGGTATTGAGCGCCTCGCGGACCCGCGCCTTGGCGCCCGCGAGGCCCTTAATCACGATCGGGCCCGGGGTTGCCTCCAGCACGCGCGAGACGAGCGGCGTCGTCTCGCCCAAGTAGTCCACGTCGTCGCGGCACCGCTCGAGATCACGGAGCAGGCGGCGGAGCTCCTCGACCCGGGTCATGGCTCGAGGATCTCGCAGGTGACCCGGAACCGGGCGGGCGCCATCACGGCCACCGTGCGCGTCTCCCGGGCCTCGGCCGGCGTCTGCGGGATCGTCCGGAGCACGACGTCGCCCGCGTGCAGCGGCGTCCGGAAGCCCCGGTCACGCAGCTCCCAGCCATGCGCGAGCTGGTACGTGCCCTCTGGCCAGGGCTGGACCTCGGGCTGGAACACGATCGCCGTGAGCGTGCGCGCATAGGGCGTCCCAGGGCGGAGGCGCACGATCATGGCGTCTCCCTGGGGGCGGGCACGCGCGCGGCCGCGTACTGCGCGTCGATCGCCCGGATCGCCTGGTCGAGCAGCCCACGGGACTCTTCCGGGATCGCGCCGGCGTCGACGGCGTGAAACCGCTGGGTCTGGAGGCGCGCCAGGCGATCGCGGAGCGTGACCGGGATCCGGCGCCAGTGGGGCCAGCAGAACAGCCGGTAGGCGTGGATCTGCTCCCCGCACGCGCGGTAGCGGCACGTGCCGGTCGGCTCGCGGGGATCCCCGATGGCGGGCCGGGTCATCGCTGCCCCGCCTGCTGGAAGAGGTCGAGCTGCGTCCGGAAGGTCGTGATCCCGGGATGCCACGCGCCCCACCGGCGGACGATCGTCCCGAACTCGGCCAGGTCGTGCGGGACCATGATCCAACCGCGGTCCGGATCCCGGCCGCAGTGGCTCAGCTCGTGGTCGACGAGCGCGAGCCGCTGGGGGACCTCAAGCTCCTGCCAGACCTTCCAGGCATAGACGATCAGGAAGTCGACGCGCGCCAGGTGGACGAGCTCGGCCCCCGCCCGTTTCGCCCGCGCCGTGACCCGGCAGGGATCCGTCCCGCCGAACTGGTGCCGGTAGAGGTGGGCGATCCGCGCCCCGGCGAGCTCTGGATGCCATGCCTTGCGGACCAGGGTCGCAAACGCGGCCGGAACCTCGGCGTCGATGTACCGCGTGCCGTCGTCCGGCCAGGCCACCGGGTCGACGTGCTCGGCCAGCGCGAGCCGGACGTCATCCCCGTCCAGGCCCGCCGGTAACCGATTGAGCTCCTCGCGCCAGTCGGTCATGGGGCGAGCCCCCGGCAGGCGTCCGCCAGGGCCACGTCGAGCGGGGCGAGCGCCGCGGTGAGGCGCTGCGCGGTGCCGAGCGTCTCCTCGAGGGCGGGCGCGAGCTGGCGGATCCGGGCGGTCTGCTGCCCCAGCCAGAACGCGCCGAGGGCGACCAGCACGACCAAGATTGTCACGGCCCCCGCCGTCTGGGCGCGGTACTGCCAGACCAACCGGTCCGTTGTCATCAGGGGCCTCCATGGTAGGCGTCGAGGAGCTCCCGGGCCGCCTGGACGTCGGCGAAGGCCTCGTCGTTCCCGCCGAGGACGTCCGGATGGGTCCGCTTCACCGCCGCACGGTACGCGCGCCGGGCCACGTCGGGGTCGGTCAGGATCTCGGCGTCGATCTCGTCGGACTCGTTGGCGAGGATCGCGGCCGCGCACTCCGGGGTCTGGGGCGCCGGCCGCGTGGTCGTGCTGCTCGACAGCTGCTTGAACCCGATGTACTGCTCGCCCTTCCCCGTGACGCCATGGCGGTCGACCGCGCGCAGCGCCTCGAGCGAGAGGGCGATCGCGCGGACGTTCGCCTGCCAGCCGGCATGCGCGAGGTCGAGCCAGCCGCCTCCCTCGTAGCGGTCACAGTGGTAGCGCAGCCAGCTGAGCTGCGGGTGCAGGAGCGCGACGGCGACCCGGGGCGAGGCCGGGCGCGCGTCCGACCGGATCCAGCCGTCCTGCCGGAGGTCGCGGTCCCGGAGATCGAGCTCGAGCACGAGCTCCCGGGTGCCCAGGGCCGCGGCTTCCCGCCGGAGGAGGGTCTCGGTCGCCGTCCAGAACCCGCCTCGCATGCCGGCCCCGAACGGGGAGCGGACCCGGGATCGCGTGACCGGCCACGGCCAGCCGGCGAGGACCGCCGCCCGGACCCGCACGTCAACTGCCTGTAATCGGCTCATCCTTGGGCCTCGCGGATTCGCTGAAATCGTTCCATCCAATGCGCCGCAATTCGGGTCGCCTCGCGCGCGTTGGGTTCCGGTTCTTTGTCCGGAGGACATCTCGGGTTCTCCACATCCTGCATTACCTCAGAACCCGATATGACTCCATCACTTCTCGAATCCGAGACCCCCCCCGACCCCCCCCTATGTGGACGCCCCGGCCGGGGGATATTCCGGTCGGTGAGGGGGGTCGGGGGCGGATTATCCTCCGGCGGCGCCCGGATTATCCTCCGGTCTGGGGGGCCGGCGCGGGCCGGAATATCCTCCGCCCGCCCGGCCGCGATCGCCTGGGCCCGGAGGTGGACGTCGAGCGCCTGGCCGCACCGCGCGAGCTCGGGCCGGGTCCGGTTGGCTGGGGCGCACCCAGTCGGGAGCGTCGCGTACCACGTGGACCCAGCGCGGCCGTCCACCCGGGGGCCGCGGACCAGCAGGGCCGCCCGCTGCAGGAACCGCTGGTAGCGGGTCACCGTCTCCTCCGCCATGCCGAGCTCGTCGGCCAGCGTGGCCGACCGCATCGTGCAGCCCTCGGTCGCCTGGTCGAGGAGCCGCATCTTCAACCAGACGAGCTTGACGCCGGCGGGGAGCACCCGCGATCGCTCGATGATGCCCGCGGCACAGGGCGGGAGCCGATCCGGTCTCACCGCTGCCCGTGCCGGCGCTTGCCGACCTCCCCGGGGGCCAGCTGCGTCCGGCACCCCTCGCAGGGGTTGCGGGTTGTGCGCTTCGCACAGTACGGGCAGTCGGTCACGGGGATCCGCGCGCCGGCGTCCCGCGTCTTGGGGCCCGGTTTGGCCGGCCGGGCCGGCGCCGCCCAGCCGTGCGCCTTCGCGTGATACCGCACGGCCTCCCCGGTGACGGGGAGCTGCAAGCGGTCCCGGATCTCCTGAAAGGAGAGGCCCCTGGTCCTCCCGGAGCCGGCGCGCGGCGTCGACGTCCCAGGTGGGGGGCGCGCGGGGCGCTCGCGGGCGCCTGGCGCGTGGTCGGCTCGGCCGCCAGGCGGCCCCCAGGGCGCGCCGCCCAGCCGCGGCCCCAACGCCCGGCGCGTTTCCCCGGGGGGAGGCGCTTCGGCGCCGTCTCGCCCTCCTCCGCGTACGACGAGAGCAGGAGCTTGAGGGCGGTCATCCGGTCGCCGGTGCGGCGGAGCTCGGCCTCGAGCCGGGCCAGCTCCGTCTGCGTCGCGTCCAGGAAGGCGGCGCTCATGGGCCCGCCAGGGGGTCCAGCAGCAGGAGCACCGCCAGGCCGACGAGCACGAGGATGATCGTGATGTCGAGCGCGATCAGCTGATACAGCCGCCGGACCCGGCGTTCGAGCCGGCGGACCTCCGCCTCACCGGTCAGCTCGGCGCGGATATGCGGGAACCGTGGCCCCCCGATGCGCGCGAGCTCGTCGAGAAAGCGCCGCGTGATCCCGATCCGGCCCCCACCCGGCCCGGGCGTCATCGCTTCGCCCCTTTCTTCACCGGCCGGCCCTTGGGTGTCCGCTGTCCGCTGACAGCGGCGCCCGCGGGCGTCGCCGGCGCGGCGGCGGCCTTGAGCCGGGCGAGCGCCTGCTTCTCAAGCTCCGCGGGCGACGGCGCCGCCGTCACGTACCAGGCGGTGAACGTCAGGAGACTCGCCGCGGCGGTGACGTCGGTCGGCGTCTCCCGGTCGAACGACCCGCGGAGGGCCTTGGCCTTGTGGAGCGCGTCGAACCACAGATCAGCGCAATCCCGTACCGACGCGATCCAAGGGGCGGTGATCCGCTGGCGTTTGTCGATGCACGGGTAGCCGTCGCCATAACGGAGAGCGCGTCCCAGCGCGTAGCCGATCGCAGCGACGACCCGGGGATCGAGCGCGGCGATCGCGTGCGACGCGATCTCCTGGTGCAGCCCCGGGTCCGTCGCCCGCTCGGCGATCAGCCCGCGCACCGCCTCGCCGATCTTGTCGTCGTCCTCCCAGGGGGGGCGCTGCTTCGGCGCCTTCGTCGCCTTGGCTGGGGACGCGTCGCCCGCAGCCGGCGCCGGCCGGGCCGTGGGGGCCACGCGCGTGATCGTCGCCCACTCGACCGCCCCCGCCTTCCCGTCCGCGACATGGATCACTTGGACGGCGCGCTTCGCGCCCGCGGCCGCCTTCGCCCACTCGCCGCGCTTCGCGGCTGCCGTCCCGCGGACGTCGCCCGCCGTCACCTTGGCGAGCTTCACGCCGCGGGCCTTGTACTCCTGAATCGTGCGCGCGACGTGCGCGTCCGTCTTGCCCGCGAAACACGCGCCGTCGGTGCACGCGTCCTTCCCGGCGGCGAGCTCCGGGAACAGGGCCGGCTGGAATCCGGTCCGCTTGGGACACATGGAGCAGCTCCCTGCGGCCGGCACCAGCTCCGCATCGGCGGTCGGGAAGGGCGCCGTGGTGAGGGCGAGGTGGATCTCCTCCTCGATCCAGCGCCGCAGCTCGCCCAGCGTGCCGGGCGGCCGGACGAGGCCGCTGTGCGTGCCGCCCCAGATCGTCGGGAGCAGCTTCCGGAGCGGCTGCGCCCCGTCGTCCTCGCGCAGCCCGCCGCTGCCCAGGCCGTAGACGCCGCCCAGGACGGCCGCCCGTTGGCGATCGGCCGGGACCCGCGCGATCAGGAGCGCGTGCGCGAGCGGGAGCGTGCCGTCCGTGAGCAGCGCGGCCACGTCGGGCCGGAGCTCGCGCAGCTTGAGCCGCTGGTAGACGAACGTGTCCGTCTTGCCCGTCAGCGCCGCGAGCTCGGCCACGGTGCAGACCGGCCCGCCCCCATTCCCGTCGAGTAGGGAGGCGAACGCCTGGGCCTCCTCGAGCGGGGTCAGGTTCTCGCGGCCGAGGTTCGCGAGCGCCACCTCGCGCTTGAACTCCTCGTCGGTCATGCTCCGGATCCGGACCGGGATCGGGTCGCGCTTGGCGCGCTCCGCGGCGCGGAGCCGGCGGTGCCCGTCGGCGACCTGGTAGACGAGGGTGGGCCCGTCCTGGATCGGGCGGACGAGCAGCGGCTCGTGGACGCCATCCTCGGCGATCGCGTGCGCCAGCTCGTTGAGGGCGGCCTCGTCCAGGGCGAGGCGGGGATGCAGGCCGGACGCGCGCACGCTGGCGAGCGGGACCATCGCGAGACGACCGAGACGGTCGTCGGGGGCTGAGGCGGTCATCGGGATCGGCTCCTCGGAGGGGGTGGCGTATACAGCGAGACAGGTCTCGGCACATGGGCGGCAGACCTTGAACGTGCCGAGTGGCGTGACGACGTCGACGACGGCGGGCACGTGCGCGCTGTAGGCGTGCGGCCCGTCGAAGAACGAGGCGGTGAAATGGGCCTCGTGCTCGCACTCGCAGACGACGGGGAGCGCCCGCCGCGCGGCCGCGGCGGCGATCGGGGAGCGTGGCGTCATCGCGGCGCCTCCCGGACGAACCCGCCGGTCTGCAGCTGCTCGAGGCCCTCGAGCGCCAGGGCGATGCGGCGCTCGGCGGCGGCCCACGCGGCCGCGACCTCCGGCGGCACACCGAACACCTCGCGGTGCAGTTGGAGCACCATGAGACCGTTGCGGAGGTGCGCGACCGGCGAGTCGGCCGGGTAGACCGCGTCGTGCGTGCGTGGCCAGGTGAGGGCCATCATGCGGCCGGCTCCCCAGCCCGACGCGTCGCCGGCTTCACGAGGAGGATCACGACCGGGCGACGCACCCGGGCGGGGCGGACCGGCGTCGGCACGCGGGACGCGGGGACAACCGGATGGCGGCGCCGCTGGTGCGTGTAGTCCCAGGCCACCAGGCCCCGGGCACCGACCAGGAGGACCAGCAGGAGCGCCGCGCCGGCCAGGAGGCCCCAGACGAAGTCAGTCACGGAGCACCGTCCGGCGGGTGGGCAGCGGAAGCACGACGGGCACGCGCTGGCGGGCCTGGTAGTCGGCGCTCGCGTGGATCCGGACCCGGATCGGGTCCAGACGGCGGTTGAAGAGGGCGAGCTCGCCGAGGAGATCGAGGAGGTCGCGCTCCTCAAGCTCGGGCGCCACGTCCAGGACGCGGGCCTCGGCGTGGCGGAGGTACGCGAGCACCGTTTCCGGCCGCGCGTAGGGGAATAGGTCGGGCTGAGACGAGGGCACGGCCGGCCTCACCGGGAGAGAGAGCATCGCCATAGCGCGATCCTCAGCTCAACGGGAGGTCAACGGGCGGGGTGCCGAACGGCCCCCGAAGTGTCCTCGTTTGGGGTCGTGTTACGGTTAACCCGAGGGGGGCTAACTCGTGACTAGAACATATCTTATACGCACTTGCCGACACCTTGACGGCGGACGTTTCGGCACCGTACATTGACCCTCGCATCGACGGACCCTCCGCGGGCGCGAGCCCGCACGAGTGGTTGGAGATGCCCGGCGGTTGGCGCCGCCGGTGACTGCTTCGGAGGGTCAGCCGCGAGGCTGGCCCTTTCGTTTCCTGGCCGCGAGGCCCTCGAGCGCCAGCGGATACCAGGCTGGCGGCCCGTGGGCCTCGTAGCGGTCGATCGTCCAGATACTCACCCCGAAGGCCGCGGCGATCGCGCCCCGGTCCGGCACCGGCTCCCCAAACACCTGGTGCCGGATCCGGCGCCAGCGCGCCGCCTCTGCCGTCTTCGCCGTGTTCTGGGGCCTCATAACAGGCAATCTGCTGTCGGGGGTGCACGTCTGTCAAGATGTCAGGGGTCGTGGGGCCTCGACGCGCCCGGTCCCGGAGCGCATACTAGACGCCTTCCCCTGCCCCCGCGAGGTGCCTTCCCCCATGGCCGCCGTGATGCTCTGCCCGCACTGTCTCACCCAGGCGAAGCCGAAGACGTACACGAAGGGGAGCATCGCCATCGAGCTCCTCGCCTGGCTGCTGTTCCTAATCCCGGGCCTGTTCTACTCGCTGTGGCGCATGAACTCCCGTTACCGGGGCTGCCCGTCGTGCGGGGAGCCGGGCATGATCCACGTCGACACGCCGCGCGCGCAGCGGCTCTTGTTTCCGGAGACGCAGCCGTGAGGGTGGCCCTCGCCCTCGTCCTCACCGCGGTCCTCGGCTGTGCGGATGCGGCCGCGCCGGCGGGACCGGATCCCGCGGCACCCGCGCCGAGCTGGCGCCTGGTCGCCAGCTGGGAGGGTGGGCCGGCCTGGGCCTGGCTGACGACGGATCCCTTCACCGTGGCGGCGCCGTGGCGTGTGCGATGGAGCGGTTCGGGGAGTGGCGCCCTGTTCGTCGATCTCTACCAGGCGGACGGGACGCTCGTCGGCCGGATCGGTGAGCAGCAGGCCGACGGCAGCGGGGCCACGGCGCCGCGCACCGCCGCCGGCACCTATCGGCTCGAGCTGCGGAGTACGCTGTGGGCGTGGTCGGTGGTCGTGGAGGACGCGCCCTAGAACACGCGCATCGTGACGATGACGCCGGCGCGCGGCTCGATCGTCGCCTCGGTGAGCGTGGGCGTGCTACAGAGCCCGACGTAGCCCGTCGCCCGGATCCGCCAGACGGTGAGCGCGGGCCCGGCACCGGCGCAGAGCTCACCCGGCAGCTCGTAGCGCGCGAACACTTCCCCCTGCAGCCGCGGCCGCCAGGACCAGGCGACCATGACCCCGGGCCGGGCCGCGAGCACGGCGCCAGCGGTGTCGGCCGCCGCACCGGTCAACGCGAGCGCGGCCCGGAGCTCGCGGACCTCCGCGTCCTTCGCCTCGAGCGCACGCCCCGAGTCGGCAAGCGCGCCGGCGAGCGTCCGGGCGAGCGCCTCGAGCGCCTCGAGCGCGGCCGTGTCGGGGACGGTCGCGCGGATCGTCTGGATCCGGATCTCGACCTCCGGCGGCGGGGGGCCGGCCCGCGTGGTGGCTGCCGCCGCCGCGGCCGCATCGGCCCGGGCTGCGTGCGCCGCCGCGAGCGTGCGGAGGGTCGCGACCGTTCCCTCCGCCCGCGTGGCCCGCGTTTCCCAGGCGGCGGTGGCGGCGCGGAGCACGAGATAGCACGTGCCGGCGCCCAGCACGGCGCCGACCAGGCCGGCCACGAGGCGCCCCCGGATGCCGGGGGGCGTCATGGCGTCCGGGTCAGGTTCTCGACCCGGAGATAGATCCGCGCCTTCCCGACCTTCTCGACCGCGTCGTCCGTCCAGGTCCACGTGATGAGCAGCTCATGGTCCTCCTGCGCGCCGCCGCCGAGGATCGCGTTGTCGGCCGGGCCGAGCGTGATGGCGCCGACGCCGGCCTCGGTGATGTCGGCCAGGACGTCGACCGCCTCGCGCTCGTTGATGACCCGACCGGTGTCCTTCACCACGAGCGTATACGTGCAGGCGTCGAGCGACGACCCCGGGAGCGCGTCGCCGTCCTCATCCTGCACCGTGAACCCCAGGATGGCGGTCGCGCCCTCGGCGAGCACGGAGCCCGCCGCCCGGAGGTCCGTTTCAAAGGGCTTGCCCATGGTCAGGTCGGGTCGCCGAGTTCGAGGTCGTGCGCCGGGATCGTCACGGTGCCCCCGCTCGTGAGGGCCTGGGACGTCACCTCCGTCACAGCCTGCAGCGTCGCCCCATCGTCATAGCTGAGGTGCGTCGCGGTCCCGGTCACATCGATCGGGACGTTTGCCTGCTGCGCGACGGTGACCTTCCGGCCCGACACGTCCCCGTCGGCGACGGTGAAATCGCCGTTGCCGTCCCCGGGCGTCACGGCGACGTCGGCCAGGGCCACGGCTGCGATCCCCGCGAAGTTGGCCGGCGCCGCGGAGCAGACCACGAGCCGCGCCGTGGTGGCGAACTCGTCGAGTCCCGCATCGAGCACGCTGTTGTCCAGGAGCTTCGTCATCGGGCACCTCCCCGGCGGCCCTTCGGCGCCGTCTGGCTCGTGACGCGCATCTTCTTGACCTCGAGCGTCTCGGCCCCGGGCTTCCGCTCGCCGGTCGGGACCTTGCCGGCCACGTCCGTAGCCCAGCCGCGGCCGCAGAGCGTGGCGCCGTAGGCGTCGTCGACGGTCGCGACGTCGCCCTCGACCCAGACGTGCAGCACGCCGTCCGGGCCGACGTCGGAAATCCGCTGTTCGGTGATCTTGATCTGCATGGTCACTCCACGGTGATGGACGTGAGCCGCG